CCTCCAACGAATCAAACGTCACCTCGTCGTCGGCCACCACGATCGCTAGGCCCCCCACACGAAGATCCACAAGGGCCGTTGAGTCTACGTTGATCGTCAGGTCGGTCACGCTAGCGGCAGCCGTGAGCGTCATCAACTCGTGGCGCATTGGCAGCCCAAACACCCTGGCCTGCCAGTCAAACAAAAGAAAATCAATACGCGACCGCTTAGTGCCCTCCTCACGCAAAAACAGGGCGTTGATGGACTGCCGAGGGCTTTTGCGTAAAGCGATTCGCTGCTCAGATCCGTCGTTGTGCTCGATGACATCCGTTAAAAAAGAAAGCGTCTCGACCGAACCGCTCTGCCATTGGTACGGGAACATCGTAACGCGCGACCCCGTGAGCGGGAGGCTCGCTGAGCTAACGTCAAAGATGAAATCAAGAGTATCATCAAAATTAGGAGTGCCATCGGTGGTGACCTCTAAATCAAGCTCAATCCCGCTAAGCGGCGTGATCGTAAGGGGCAACGCGGGCAGGTTCGTAAACGATACCCCCTGGCCGACGTTATTGATAAACGTCGTGAAACTAACGTCAATGAACTGGAACGAACTAAAGATTTCGACATTACGGTTAACCGTACCCAGGATATTCCCGAAATCAATACGCCTGGGCAACACGTGAATCCGATCAATCCAATCCTCGCCAACCGACTTACCACAAATCCCCGGCACATCGATCGACGCGGGCGCTACCGGCGTACCGACAGCAGACGCACCGGTAACCGCATTACCGGGTAATAGCACGACCTCACGGTCTGGGTTAGGGACAGACGGGGAAAACGGCGCGGCACTTCTACCAGGGATTGCAACAGGTAGTGCTCCGCCCTGCTCCGCCGCACGGAACCCTGGGAAATCAGCCATTAGGTCTGCTTATACGCGATACCACCAAAGCCAGTCTGTTCTTCAATGCCACCAATTGCCTGACGCCTGATCATAGGGAAAACATGCCAAGTATCCGCTCCCTGCAGGAATACATCGCCCGGCTGAAAATCATTCATGTTGATGACCCGGATATTCGGGTAATACCCCAGCAGGTAATTACGGATAGGCGATTCGGCGGGACGACGATAGAAGCAAGGCACGGTGATCAACGGGATAAAACCGTTCTCCTTTGACGAAGGCATGGCACCCATCGATTTACTGTAAGGGCCACCTCTCATACCACCCAGCAAGTTCTCCCGGCCAATAGCATCACCGTCATTACCCGGTGCCACGCTGAACGCGAATATCCCCCACTTGCCGCTGGCGGTCTGATCCGGCAAGCCCTCGATATGCATGGTGCCGCAACGGGTCGCCTGATTGCAACCACCGTCCATCATGACGCAATGGTTGCCGTTGTTTTGAGCGCTAGCAGACGTCTGCAACCAAGTCGTACACACGACAGTCTCGCCACCCGTCCAATCGCCTTCCTTAATAATATTGCAAGCACCGAAATGCCGATACTGGCCAGGGGCATGCTCTAAGACGGCATACAAATGCTCGGTGGGCGAACTACCCGAAAAGAACGTGTGCTTGATAAACGGGCCATTGCCAATGTCGTTAAGGGCACGATCGGCGGTGCCAAGGCCACCATTACCGCTATCGTTGGTATGGGAATCCGGCGCACCGGCAGCGCCAAACGCTACCGACTGATGAACCTCGATATCGTTGCTATTATCCCAGCCCCAATGAAAAAAGATTCCGTTTTTGCTTAGGCTCATACGATCACTGGCGGCGCTAAACTCGTCCTCGGTCCAGCCAGATACGGACACAGCGAACGTCCGGAACTTAGACGCGAAGTCTTCCTGGCTACTGGATATGCCTTCTTCGAAAGCCATCTATCGCTCCTCTACACCAAAGAAGTGGTACGGCTCTGTTTTATTGCCGCCCTGGAAAATACGATGAACAATGCCATCCTGAGTCACCGTATCCTCGGCGACAATTGAACTGCCAGCGATCGCCGCCCACTTCACACCGTCCAACTCACCGAAGACAACCTCGCCTATCCCCGGAGCGACGCTACTGCCGATCTCGAATATGGTTTGCGGGAATAACGCGGTTTTATCACCACCCGAATCCGGCGTTGCCCGGATCTCATTGGTTGGCGTGCCGGTCTCGTTAAGCAATACGAAATCATCCCACTCGACCGTGGTCGCTGGTGTAGCGAGCCATGAATCATTCTCGGCAGGCAGATTCGTATTTGCAGACGCACGGCCAGGCGGCGACAGCGTTCGGATAATAAACGAAGTGATATCAGAGGTTGAACTGACCACCTCGTAAGCGACCATGACAGACACCCAATTGCCGGCTAGGTTTCTGATCATGATCGGGCCGTCATCTATGTCGCCGTCATTGGAAACGCTCACAGCAGACGCCTTACCCACCGGATAGGCAATACTGGTAAACGAACCCCTGAGACTTGAGAAACGGGTATCGGGCTGGCCGGCACCACCCGCCACAATGATGGGATACGGGATCTCCGCCGCGGTGCCGAATTGGGTATAGAACCCGAGGTACATGCTGCTGTACGACGTGCTGACCTTGCTATTGAAGATGATGCGACGCCCCGACATATTAAGCCACCAAGTGATCGTGTTGGTCGCTAGCGGGACGTAGGCACCACCAACAAGCTCATTAAACCGACCAGGCGATAGGTTGGGCTGATTGACGTAAGGGGCCGTCAGGTTGTGGCCGGTCATGCCCGCCAACTCCCAATTCTGGGCGTTAGCGCCGCCGTCCTCATAGGTCCGGATCCCTACAAATATCTCGTCACTACCAGAGCCGATGCCCTTTAGTAAAACCTCACGCTCGTCATTGCCGGTATCCGAACCGCTAAACGTCATGGTGAACGTAGCGCTGGAACCCGTGCCACCCGTCACGGTATCCGGGTTGGTCGGCAGCGCCGTATAGTCTCCGTTGGTGACGATCGAAACCGCATCAATCACACCGCCAGTCTCAGAGTCAACGTTTAACGTGTATTTAGTTCCCGTTCCGCCAACACCCGTGAGCGTATCGCTGACCGCATACCCCGTCCCCGGATTGACGATCACCGCATTAACAGCACCCTCGTTCGTGATGATCCGCTCCAACGTCCATGGCGTTTGATAGGTGACGTCCACCGTGGCGTCCGCATTGCCACCGGTTGTAGCGACCGCACTTAGCCCCGTATTGACGCTATACGAACCCGCATTCCAAACGATCAGCGTATCGATTGCACCGGCAGTCACACCTGTCACCTTGAACGTTGCAGCAGCAAGGGACGTTCCGCCACTGAGCGTGATAATGTCATCAACCGCATAGCCTGTACCTTGCGCATTGATCGCAACACTAGCCACCTGATCGCCCGTAACGAACGCAACCATATCGTCCAAAGCGGTTTGGTAATTGGTTGAAGTCGACGCGAGAAAGGATGTTTGAACTGGCATGTGGTTACCTGCTGGTAATGTTCTGTAGACGACGCGGATTTAACTCGATTGCATTAAAGATGACCTCGCCACCCTCCGGGCTATTCATCGCCGCGGCGATCTGGCTAGGCTCGATCGCATTGATGATGTTCACCGTAGGCGGCGCTTGGCTGCCGCCCGAGCCACCAAACATATCCTCCGTATCCGGGTTAGAGAATATCCTGCCCGGACGATCGAATGCCACAAGCTCCCGGCCATCCTCGCCGGCAATGAAGCTCTGCCCGGTCTGGCCGCGAGCACCATCGGCGGCAAAGCCGCTAAACGCACCCCCACCTAGAAGATCGAAACCCCCGCCGCCAGTAGCACCGCCACCCAACGCAGGCGCAAAATTGCCGTCACCGGCAAACGCACCGATTAAACCAACCAAAGCCTGCCGGGCAAGCAGGCGGGTTAGGTCGGCCAACACCGAATCGACAAAGCTGCTGAAATTCAACTCGCCGGTCTGAACGAAATTCACCAAGGCATCCTCGGCAGAATTGAACGCACCGACGATGGCCGTCTCGGTAAGCGAAGCGAAGTCCATAATCTGATCTTGGATCGCCCTAAAGCCACGGGTCACACCCGCCTCAACGCTTGTGGCCTGCTGCAAGGCGGCGTCTTCAAGCGCCCTGAAAGCCACAGCGGCCTGCTCGGTTGTGATAACCCCATCGCCAATAAGCCGGTTTAGCTCCATCTGGGCCACACCCAGATCGATCTCGGAAGCCCTGACGGCATCGACCGCCTCGCTAACCAGCTTGAGAGTATTGGCCGCAGCACTTAGATCCTCAAGCGGCGGTGTCAGTGGCGGTAACGCCGGAGCTTCGCCCGGACCACCACCGCCTGCCCCAGCAGCCTGTGCTTTAGCTAATTGGCGAGCAGACTCACGGGCAAGGCCAGTAGCCTGAGACGCGGCAACCACTTCATCGAATAAAGACACCGCACCCGTATCGAGACGATTGCGCAACGTATCGATGAAAGCATCGCCAACATTACCACCGGCAGCCTCAAACGGGTTGGTTAATTTGCCTAACGTCTCACTAAAATCAAGCTCTACACCCGGCAAGATATTTAACAACACAACCAAATCATCAATGGCACCCTGCGCGACACCGATAGCCGCATTAAATGCAGAAACAAAGATTTGAGTTATTGCGAACGGGATATTCTTAAAGGCAGAGACAATTGCAGCGGCGACGGCCTGCCACGTACCGATCCAGAAATCAATGAGCGTTAATATCCCACGGATTACGGAGACAAAAACCTGACCCACAGACCGGAACTCGCTTTGCACCAAACCCACAGCAGGCAGCACGTTAGCAAACGATAAAATCAGATCGCTCAGCCCGGCGTTGATTACATTAAAGCTTTCATTAAACACATCGCCAAGCGTCGCCGCGCCATCCTCGGCAATTTGGCTCTGCTTGCTAAACGCGATGATGGCACCCGTTGCGGCACCCGCGGCGATTAGGATTAAGCCGAAACCACTTCCAGCTAGCGCGAGCTTCAGCCGGCCCAACTGGGTAATCAATAGCGGCACCGTTGCGAAAGCCAGCCCAAAAAGCGCACCCTGAACAATCTCTGCATTGTTAGCCAGGAACCGCAAAGCGCCAGCCAGCCCCCGGATCGAAGTCGTTAAGACCGTGGTATTGCCCAAATCGCCTAGCGCTATGATGACGGCCTCTAAGGCCGAGCGTACCGCGAACAACGCACCGTTGAGGTTATCGTCCATTGTTTCGGCAACACGCCGAGCAGTACCCTCAAGGCCATCGGAACCCAGCGCCTCGGTCATCCGGATCACTTGCGGGATTGAGTTGGACAATACTTCGAACGCGGGACCGCCACGATCCCCGAATAGCTCCAACGCCTGGCCGGTATCGATCCCAGCCTCCTTCAGATTAATCAACGACTGGGTCAACCCGACTTGGCTGACCCGGACATCCTGCGCAGTTAGCCCCAACTCGGCCAGGACGCGGTTTGTGGTGGAGCTGGGCGACTCAAGCTCGCTGATCACCCTCCGAAGCCCGGTGCCCGCTAAGCTAGCCTGAAGCCCGGCATCGGACAGCGCAGAAATAGCCGCCGTGGCCTCTTGCATGCTC